ATTAAAACCATAGCCGCTGAAATACTCAAACCTTTGCCAAATCTTTTGTCCCTCTTCGCGAGATAGGCCCCTATCGAGACAACCTTCGATGAATTTCTGGTGGAGTTTTCTTTTCTTTTCATCGCCCTTTCCTGTTCCTTTTTTGGTCAAAAGCTTGCGAAGTGTGTTGCCATCATCCAAAGACAAGCCCTTACCCAGCTTATGAGCAAGTAATGCAATCTGCTCCTGAAAGATTAGGAACCCGTGGGTTTCTGTGGTAACTTCCTTAACTAAGTCATTGACATAATTAATCTTTCCTGGATTTTGTTTTGCGTCAACATAAAGCTCGTGGACGTTCGCCGAGAGGGGGCCGGGACGGTAAATAGCCGTGATGGCGGCGATGTCAACAATACTCTTGGGCTTTGCACGCTTGCAGAATGCTTGTGCTCCCTTTTCTGTGAACTGGAATACACCGGCCCATTTCCCCTTATGGAAGATGTTTTGATAAACATTCTGGTCATTAAGATCAAGGACATCAGGGTGGAGTTTCTCATCATAGAATTTTTTGATCTCCTCGAACGAAGGATTATCAATGCCATGATGGCGTTGGAGGATATGATAGATGGCTCCCTCAATCATCTTCAGAGTAGAAAGGCCCAAGATGTCAAATTTGATGAATCCCATCGGCTCTAAGTGCCTAACATTCTGACCTTCTGACCAGGGAGTCTGGGTTATCCCGCCGCTGTTAATAAGGGGCATATGTTTGTCTAGGTCTTCCCCGATGACGACGCCGCCGGCATGCCGAGAGACTGCGCGCACCTGTCCATAAAGTACATTGACGTGTTTAGCGACCTTGGGATACTTCATCAGAAAGCTTTTGAGTGAGTCGGAGAATTCCATAACCTCCTCAAACGTCGGGGTATATACACCCGCCTTGATACCGTGCTTGCGTTTTGCCAGAGGGGTAGCTTCGGCCAGCATCTTCGATGTCGCAGCGTTTGCTTCAACAAATGGAATACCATAGAATTTAGAGATGTCTTTAATAAGAGAGCGAAGCTGAAGGGTGTTGAAATTGGAAATAGGCACAACTGTGGTATTTCCCCACTTGTCAATAAGGATCTCCTTCAGCCCCATGGGGTCCGATACATCATAATCAATATCTGGGTAGTCGGTGGCATCGGCACGCAGAAAGCGGGAAAACAGAAGATTATATTTAATAGGATCAATCTGTGTAATTCCCAGTGCATAAGCCACAAGAGAACCAGCGGCGGAGCCGCGCCCAGGGCCAGTGAGTTGCACCTCATTCGCAGAGTTGGCCACGGCGTACATGGTCAAAAAGTATTTGCTGAAGCCGCGGTCGCTGATGACCTTTAGCTCTTCCTTTAGCCTATCAACGTATGCCTGATCGCCATCAAGCTTTAAAGCTCGGAGGCCCTCAACACAGGCGGCGATCAGAGCATTATCGGCCGTGTGACCGGGGGGCACCACAAACCCGGGGAGGCGAACCGTATTATCCGGCATAAAATCCTCGATCAGCGTGTGGGCTATGTGATGGGTGTCCTCTATGCTTTTGAGCACCAGGTCATCATCATAAGCATACTTGCATTTTTGGGAGTATTTTTTATATGAGGCCCACATCTGATCGCCGTTTTTGGGATAGAGTTCGTATCCAATCTCCTCTACGTCGACGGGAAGTTCATTCGAAAGCCACTCGGGGGTGCTACCCTTACCTAGCCACCCTAATCTTTTATAAAGCTCTCGATCTTTCCAGGCGCCTGGAGAGGGGTAGTGACTATCCGCGGTTGAGATTAAATTAAACCCCCACTTCTCTGATGTCTGAATTATGTAACGATTGAGTTCATGCTGTTCGGGGATACTATTCCATTGCAATTCACCGTACCAGCGGTCCCCAAAGATGTCCATCATTCGTTTGCTAGTGTTGTTCATTGCCTCGCGGACTGCTTCTTCGCCCTTATCTCGGTTTTCCCAATAATCTCCAGCATATACGCCGCCTAGGCATGCCGATGCAGCAATGACACCTTCGCTATGCTGTGCGAGCATCTCATAGTCCATCCGGGGAAAGCGGTAAAAATTCTCGGGACGGTAGGACTTTGAAACCAAAGAGAAGATATTGTTAAGACCAGTCTGGTTCTGGGCTAGAAGGATGAGGTGACGTCGACGGTTAAGGATAGCCTTGTTGCCCCCCTTGGAGGAACCCTCGTCCTCGATGGTTGTCCCCGCCTTGCTCTTATCGATGGCTTTTTTGGCTTTTTTGTCTTCCTTAACGCGCTCTAATTCTTCTTTCCACTCAGAAATGCTGGGGAGAAAATAAGCCTCGACTCCAAAGATGGGCTTAAAGTTCTTGTTCTCTTTCTTCATCTTTTTGGCGTGCTGCACTTGATAGGCAAAAGCATTCATATTGCCATGGTCGGTGAGCGCCAGTGCGTTGGAGCCATTCTTGTATGCAAAGTCCATATGTTCTGAGGGGTATCCCAGACCATCGAAAGGACTCCCCATTCCGCTGTGTGCGTGAAGCCCAACAAAGGGTATTTTACTTCTATTCATTAAACTTTTCTTTCATCTTTTCATAATGGGCGATTATTTCACCCTTAGAGAGGCTCGGTGTGCCCGCCGTATCCCATTTAGAATTTGTCCGCGACGGATCAATATTCGGATCCCACCAAGTATCCCACATTCGCTGGAATATGTCAACTACTTTTGAACCGTTCGCCTTTATAAACAGATTTCCCTCCATAGCTGCGGACTCGTAGTCCAACGTAATCTTGCCTGCTTGCGCCCCTGCGCGGCGGAAGGCGAAGTCGGGACGCGTTTTCCACTTAACGTGGCGCTTGACTCGCTTAACCTTGTGATGGCGAAAAAGAAGAGGGTATTGTTTACGCAACTTAAGGAGCGACTCATAGTCCTCAATGGACATCAAGGCGGAGGCCACTTCGTCTTGGCCATAGTGGACGGGAAATTCGAAGGAGACGAGTGCCTCTGAAATTTCGCAGTCTTCACTCTCCCTAAGAAAAGAGAAATCAGCATGTGTTTTGGCATCTACTATCTCTTCGCGTTCTATCTCCTTACGCTCCCAAACTTGGAACACACATGGTACCTCGTAAGGGGTCCCATCGGGCAGCTCAAAAGATTCTAGAGGGAGAACAATTTCCTCTACTTTGTGAAAGTCGCGGGGAAGTTGGTTAATAGTGGTTGATTTACGAAACGTGCGAGGCAACACAAAAGCAATTGTCTGGGCAAAACTGGCTGCGTGAGCAAAAAACCGCTTAGCTAGGCTACTATTTTTACCGAAAGGGGGATTCCCCACAGCCAAATAAGTTTTAGTGGGGTCAGCCTGGTAGTCAAAAAAATCTAATGTCTTGATTTCACCGCCGGGGTGTGCCGGTTCCAAGTCATAGCCCTCCCGTTGAGCCGGCGGCAACAAATCAAAAAATGCGCCGCCGCCGGCGCCGGGTTCGAGCAGAACATCGTAACGGTCCAGATCAAGGATGTCCACACACATCTTCGCGACCGCTCGCTTTGTATAAAATTTATCGAGCCTAGCCAAACAGCACCTCTCTTTGGCTTTGAGGGATGGTACACTTGGGGTATTGCTGGGCCAAGTCCACCCCTTCCATAAATTTTACGCGGACCCGAGGGAAGTCTATAATATCACAACAAATGTAAATTAACTGCTCTGCTTTCGCGTGAGCAACTTCAGCATTAAATGCGCGCCCCTCTCCTAATTGATTTGAAGGCATGAACTTGAGTCCATGTTTTGTAAAGTTTTTGGCGTCGTACTTTCTGCCTTGGACATCCAGATGATCGTGATCCTTATTCCCCTCAATCCGCGTAAGTGTCGGAAACCAATGAGTAAGCTGCTCTTCTAAAAAGAAAGAAGCGACGCGGCCATCCTTGAAAAAATCATCGATGCGGCTCGGGGGGATATCGCCAAAGGCTTTGTTTTTAATTTCAAAGTTATATGTCTTATTCATCTGGATTTTCATTGTCTACTCCTATAGGGTTCCACTCATGATATGATAGTATACTTTGGGGTGGTTTGTCAAGAGAATAATTCGATCCTAACCATTTTTTTAAGCCGCTCCAGTTAGAAATATCAAAATACCAAGGAATTTCAAGCACTTGGGTGGTTTCAGCTTCCACTTCGGCAAAGACAAATTCATGAGTAAAGTATCGTCCTGAATACTGTTCTTCGGGGGGCAGTTTGTTCCGCGCAGCGTCAAAGCCTCTCTTCTCCATTTTGCGCACTCGATTGCGAGCAACCAGGAAGTCTTCTGGTGTGAAGGTAAAGGGTAGGAACAGACCGTCCTTAAAAGTTTTACCTTCGTACGAAAGACAAAAGGGTGTGGACTTCCTGGCCATCTTACGGCTGTCCTGTAGTGACCGGTCGCTAAAGAGTCCGTAGGGAAAGGATACGAAGTAGCGATCTGGGGTGGCCCACTTTGTAATCTTCTTGGCCGTGCGGTAGGCAGCATGGGCTCCGGTTATAATACTCCACGCTAGACTATCACGACGATCAACGTCTTTAGGATGAACGGGAACATAATAAATGGGTATTTCCTTGTAATCGGGATATCGAGCGAATTTGGTTGTCTTTCCTAGCTCATAGGGGTCTATTATATAATCCCCCAAGCGATAGCGAATTAAGGGCTGCATATCTTTGGGGCAAGCGATCCAAATCGTCTTGCACCCAGCCAAGGCACAATTGAAAACAGCTTTCTCCACGGCCAAGTAGTCGTGACCAATGGGCTGAAGGGAGTCGTGCCATGGAAAATTAAAGTCAAGTTTCTGTCCCGCCACCGGGACGACACCCACCAGATGGAAAGGCTGTTTGGCCGGAGGTTTAGTTTGCATTGAAAAATTTAATTTTTTCGGTGTTGTGATAGCGGTGCATCGGAGATTGCACCTGTCGCTCCACCGTCGTTAACTTGAGCGCTCTTTTGGTTTTACCATTGCGCGCACCTTCAAAACCATGCTGCTTGAGCAAGTCTTCGCACTTGAACCTCACTATGGTATCAGAAAAGTCGAAATCATGCAGCTCTTCTTCTGTGAGAAAAGATACCGCGTAGATCTTCGTTTTGGCGACAGGGTTGGCCTTGTGCAGGTGTATGCGGTGAACCAGGTGTTCCTCAGTTTCGATGAAATCCACATGGGGTTGACTCAGTGAAAGGGGCTCTAGGTGGTCCACCACGGTGTAAAGCGGGTTGAGAGTGTGTGGAGCGGGAAGACCAAAAATATTCTTGTCGCTGAAAACGTAAAGGTTCTCGTAAGGTACAGTGTTAACAACTCCTCCTTTGCACACCACTTTAAGCACATCGTCGTGCACATGAGTTCCCGTCACAGTATCGCCGCCGATTGCTTCACCTCCCAAAAGAAGGGTAAAATACAAAGATGCCCACTCTTTTTTGAGTTGGGCATCTTCATAAACAGGGGGAAAAACTGGATCATCTAAGATAATCTTTGTCCCCATTTTACTGGCAAAGCGAAGCGCCTCCAAGGAGGCGCCATATGTCACTTTAGCAGCCATCTTCGGCGGTCTCCTCGCGCTCCAGCTTAATTCGGCGGCGCCACTTTTTAAGGGTCTTATAGTGAGAGGGGACTTCATAACAGCGATAACGGTTGGAACGATTAACGCGCCCCCCGCGTGCCACCTGAACCCAAGCAGCCACCCACTGCCGTTCCTCCGAAAAGCTTGTCGGGCACCGGCGGTATCGCTTATTTTTATTGTACTGGTGCACTATATGAGTAAGCCACGCGCGTGCAGCTTGAGTGTGATCGTCGCGGTCCACTCCATAGTAGCGCTCCCACCATGGCCAAAGCTGCACCACCCCGTGAGCCATGGCCACACGCTTGCCGCGGCGTTGGCGCCAGTCGCCGCGTGCCGTTGGGGTAAAACGACTTTCACGACAGGCTGCTGCCAAGATCATCCCTCTTAAGCTGTCTGGGATCTGCGGGTTTTGCCTGAAGAATTCTTTCTCAACCTCAATCAAGTCCTCCATGACTTTAACCTGGGCATCTCCCAAGTGCTGTGCACCGCAATCAAAATAGGCCTCTCCATATAATTCATCGTAAGACGCAGGTGGGCTTATCGCTGCCGTGAGCAGCGTCATACTTACCAAGAATTGCATAAATTTCTCCTAGCTTTTAAAAACACCATATACGTGGTTTTCCAAGATCAGCAAGAGATTATTCTCGTCCACGCTGATCTCTTCAACCATGGTATTGTTTACCAAAACTTTTGTTTTAGCATTCAAATCCCCCACCTTGGTACAGTCATCGGCAGTGGCAACTACCTCATAAACGCCGTAGGGGCTAACTTTGACATTATAATCATCGGGCACCAAGATAGTGCTTTGCTCTTTCTCTTTAGGGGTGGTCACCTCTCGAAGGAGCAAGTGACGATTCACAGGCTTAAAACTCACTTTTGCCTCCGAATTGTCGCTCAATGGCGTCAAACATATCATTCAAATCATCCATGTCGGCTCCCTTTTGATAGAGGCGATAAGCCTTTACCGCAGACCAAATTTGATCTTTAGTGAGCCATCCGTTTTCAATAAACTCTGTCCGAAGCTCTTTCTTTTGCTCTTTGTAGGGCTCGATAGCCTCTTCAATCGCCAACATAGACTTAAGATAGTTGACAACATAGTTTTCTGTCTTGGTTTCTGTGTTGCCTTGTTCATCATCAACGGTATCAATAATTTTTAAAGAATTCATTTTCTCTCCTAGGTTATCTGACTTCACAGGCACCCCCCGCACATGCGAGTTCTCCTGTCAAGTTGGTATTATCATTATACTCTATTACTTGAGTCAAGTCAAGTTCTTTTAACGAAATAAGTAGTTTTTCGTATTCTTCTTGTGAGCAATCCTCGAATGGGGCCTGCTTGTAAGTTCCCCCGTCATAAGGAAGTACGCTTAATCCATTATAAACCTCACGGTTGTGCCACATCCATTCTCCAACCTGTTCCCACTCGTCCTCGCGGATGCTGATGGTGGCTGAAACATTGTGGGAATTTTGGCCGCTGCGGTGGCCTGGTCGCACCCATTCCCTGTTAATAACTTGAACACGATCAAGAAGGTCCATGGCCGATTCTTGGCGCAGAATAGCCATTGCAGGTGCTTTCTGTGGGACACTAATGACGGCCGTATCATGAGGGCGAAAATATTCATCTTCCACGAGTTCGGGATAATGAATCGAAAGGTGCGTATAGATGGCTTCATTCTTGCCCACACGAATGCGGCGAATATAATAATCATTGTGCCATGCATGAATGCCGCTGGATGTTCCCAGGACAAGGCTGGTGGTGCCCGCGGGTTTCACACAGGTAGTGCGCGCCGCGCGCTTGATTCCAATCATTCGTGCCACGCGTGTGTTTTCATCGTCAACAATGCGCGCGCCCGCCTTCATATCCAACTTCAGGACACGACCCGAAGCAATGCCAGTCATGCTTACGCCAATGAGGGCATCTTTTTCAGTGTTGCGGCGCCACACATCTCGGAGGTAGTGAAAATCTGTATAACTAGCTTGGAGAGTGGCAATAAACGTAGCTGCACGTACGCGTGCCTCATAATCAACTTGTCCGATCAGATCGCTAGCATTGACCTCCACAAGATTGCAAAATTGATAAGGTCGCAATCCGATTTCACAACAAGGGTTGGTTCCCCAGTCCTTATCGTTAGAGAAATAAAATCCCGGTTCGCCTGCACCGCTGGCCTTTACCCGATCCCACAAATCGAGGAAAAACTCCTTAGTGATTCGATGGCGCAGAAGTACAACCGAATTGTTGGCACGACCTCTCTGCGGGTTTTTCTCCCACCAGTTTCCGGATTTGGCAGATATCATTTCATTGTCGCCAGCGCTGAAAAGAGAAATGAGAGCCGCTCTACGGATGCCGCCGGCCAACACTGCGTCGGCAATGTGGCACACCATGTCGTGCACCTCAATTGATGTTAGTTTGTCCCCAGTTTCCTTGTGGGAGAGGAGACCCTCAAGCTTAACAAGACACTCTCGCAGGGGCTGCGGTCCCGGAGCTTTACCTCCCGAGGTGAGGAGGGCCGCCCCTTTAGGGCGAATATCGCTGTAATCGAAACGAATTTTTGAACCTCCAAAGAAATAAGACTTAAGAAGCACTTTTACGGCGTCGGCCCATCCCTCGATAGAGTCCGCGATAAGATGACGACGAGTGCGTTTAGGGTTGGGCTTCTGAATTTCTGGTAGCTGCTCTACATGATGGTATTGCACACTATAACCCACGCCGGTACCGCCGAGAAGCAAAAACATCACTTCTGCAAAAGAGCGCCAGTCATCGATAGGGAGGTAGGCGCAGTTGAAGATTCGATTGGGGGCAACCTCGATGGGCTTTCCTCCAAACTGCATCGAGCGCATGGAAGGCAGAACCTTTTTCGAATAAACAAAGCGATAGGCTAGTTCTATTTCTTCCTTAAGTTGGGGGAACTTTTTAATGTGCATTTGTTTATTTCGCGTTACAAGCTCATCCCATGTCTCGCGGCGCTGCAAATTGGAATCATATCTAGCGTATTTCATGTGCACCGTGATGTCTGAAAGGATGTCTTTTGTTAAGTTTGTTGGCATGTTCGTAATACTCCTAAGTTTTTAGTTGTTTAAGCGCCTGGTATATCCGCCGCGCTTCAGCTTCGTCTCTCTTATCTTTATCTCGCTTTTCATTTCGCTGTACTTCCTGTACATCCGCCTGTTCAAGCACTTTTATAGTGACGGTGCTTGGATCCATAAATACCGAATAGATCATTGCATCAGGGCCATTCCGATTCTTGGCCACAAAGATTCTTCCAATGTTGCAGTTCTTATCTTTAACCGTACGAGAAAGGCTAATAATAAAATCAGCAACAAAACACTTGTTGAACGCCTCGGAGATGGACTCCATTGTAATAACTTCTTCATTCAAGCCTTTGCGATTTGTCTGGGATGCGGTGATTACCGGGCACTTAAACTCTTGCGCAATTGCGCGCAAGTCTTCATAGATGGACTCTAAGTCATGGCGCTTCTCACTGTTCTTGTTTCCCCCCGAAGGGCGAACTAGATCCCCGTAGTCTAGAATAACCATATCAATCGGCATTTCGTGTTGGCGTATTTTCTCCAGGTGGTTCTTGATCATGCCCACAGTAGCAGATTTGGTAGGATATTCTTTAACAATCAATTGCCCATCAATGTCTTGAATCTTTTCTAAAATGTCTTCCTTTTTCTCCATGAGGTGGTTGAGGTTGTAACCTGTCAGACACGCATCATATCGCTGTGCGACGACCGTATCCGCGAGTTCCAAAGTAATGTGAACGACATTCTTGCCCGCTTTTAAGGCGGCGGCTCCAAAGTGAACCAAGACGTGGGATTTACCGGCGCCAGTGGGCGCAATCACAACTCCCAGTTCGCCACTGCCCAAGCCGCCGTGGGTAATCTTGTCAATCTTAGACCAGCCGGTGGTAATCGGATTGCGAGCTTTCACTAAGAATCGCTCTTCAAAGTCCTTAATATAGTCATAGCCATAATCGTTATCAAGCCCGAGGCGCAGTGCATCGGTAATCAGCTTTTCAATTTCCTCAAAAGAGCAGCGATTGATCAGAGGTACCGATTTCATAATGGCGTCCTTGAGGACTTGTTTTTTGCAAAAGTCAAGAGCCTTTGATTTGGTATATTCCCGATCTGCGATATTCTCATCGGTCGCCATGCGCACAAAAAAGTCGCGCACCTGCTTCTGAAGAACCGGATTTTGGTCTTCGATCTCTGAGCGCAGAATTGCAGTTAAGGCTTCGTTAGTGGGGTGAACTTGATATTTCGTTTTATAATTGAAAAGCTTTTGGGTAAAAAGCTGCAAATATTTAAGTTCAAAAAACCCTACGTCCAAAACCTCTTGCATTTGATCGCAAAAGGGTCGGTCGTAGAGAAGAAGTTTGCATAAGTTTTCTTGAAAGCTCTTCCCGAAAACACCTAAATTTTCCATGTCACCTCTAGTTTCTTTAGGATACCATTATACGACAATACGGAGAAGAAGTCAAGTCCTTTGTCGTTTGGGCATCTATAATTATCCACATAATATTCCTTCGAGAAAACTATTTTTCATCTTTCGTGTAACCTGTGGATATGATAAGA